GAAGAGGCTCGCCCGCTGTGTAGCGACTAATGAAAGCCTCATACACATTGGTAAAGTCGAGTTGCGGTCCGCTGACTGGGAACCAGCCGGGGAAGTTATCTGGGACAACATCCCCGTCAAGTTGGCTAGCATAGACTGGCGTACCTTGAGAGTTAGCAACACTCATGCTATTGACCCCCATCTTAATGACCGTTTGTCCAACAGGAAAAAGGTCAGAAGAGAGAGCTGGAACTTTAAATTCCCAAACATAAGTGATGAAAACATTACCCAGTTGTTGCCCCGCTGCGAGTGCAGAACCACTCATAAACGAGACTTCACCTTGGGTTTCGGTCGCTTCATCGTTAGCTTCGCCACCAGTGCTGTTGAAATAAGCCTCAGCCAGCTTTGAGGGACGAATCGGTATGGACATTTGTTCGTAAATCGGGGCCTGAGCAAACGCGGGGCTGTTAACAAACTCGTTATAGGCATCCGGACCAATATCAAGCCCGTCTTGTCCAATGTTATTTCGGAAAGACATGCCCAATGCGCCTTCGTTGTCATTACCCACACAAGGGGCGTAGACAGCTTCGGCTTCAATGAGCGCGTTTTCCTCATACATGGACGCGAACTGGGCAAGATACCCTCCCAACGCTTCAGGTGATAACTCAAACCCGGGCAGGCGAAAACCCAGTGCGGGAATTGCCTGATCGACAGCGAGAGAAGTCACCATTTGCGTATCCGCAATACGGACCACATGTCCTTCCTTGCCGACCTTCTCAGTAAACTGAGGGCCGCCAGAGAAAAACATGGTGCCATTCGCAACATTAGTAGGCATGTTCTTTGTACCAAAACTCGGACGCATAGGCATCTTGATTTGGCCAAAAGGAACAACCTTAAAGTTGCGATACACACCATTGTGTACCATTTGCAGATGGGGGACACCATTGATATGGATGTAGCGAGAACCGGGAACAGGACCATTCCGCGGTATTACAGCATTAGAAACCCCAGGAGTATTGGGGCCCACTCCAAGAGGACGTTTGAGACCTCCCGGAGCCAGCCTTGGGACTCCGTTTGCGCCTTTGCTGGAACTTTTTCCCTCACCACTTTGTCGGACTGTTTTTGCGCTACCTTTAACAGTTGCTGCAAGCTGTCCAACTCTTTTGGCAAGGGCGGCGTGTTCGGCAGAGGGCTTTCCTCCTTTGGCGGCATCGCCAACGGCTTTTCCGAGGAGGACTTTTCCTCTTTCGAGGAGGTCTTGGGCTTTGCCGTTGAGTTTCGCGTAGATCGCCCGGTCTTTTTCGGAGGAGACATTGGACTTACTTTGGGCGTTTTTGGAACCGGTTTCGTCTTCTTTGCGGACATTCTGCATAGAATAATCAAACTTAAATAGTGAAGCTTGCAGCCCCACTAAATCATTTCTACCTCCAACCATCCATGAGGTATTGTCAAAAAATTCGGACAAACAATCCTCAGAAATGACTATATTACTTGCTTCAAGTCCAGTATAAAAATTAACCAACTGTAAAGGGTGCGGAGCACCCCTAAGAACAGCTGCTTTTATCTCGGGATCAATCGAGCCACCAAGGGTGGATAGAACATGTAAGTAAGCACTAGAAAGATTACGATGCAGCACGGGGTCTGCGTAGGACATAACACACAAGTTATACATAGTGTTAAGTTGGGCAGCATCAGTTCTCTGACCAATACAACGATAGAATGGCGACGACAAACGATCTCTATTCCACATGGGAACAAAGTGGCCGGGATAGCCCGGGAGAGGGACAGGGTTAAAACCAAGGAAAACAACACCAGTTAAATGAGGAGCGTCATCCGAGATAAAAAACTTAGTGTCCCACCCGAACATTCTTTTAAGCCAAGGCTTGTAGACTCTTCCAACATCATCCACAGGGAACAATGTAGAAAATTCAACGTGTCCAAACTCACCCAATAAAGGGCGAGCCATAACAACGTCGTCACCATATAAAGCTATAATGAGCTGAGCAACTTGTTGAAAAGTCCAACTAGTATGCTCAAAGAAGAAAAGTGCTAGAACAAATTTGTGTCCGGAAATGTTAATTTCGGTCGTGAGGCCATTACCACTAGGGTTAGAGAAATTCATCTCAACCACGATTCCGTCAACGGTTAAATAGAAGAATTTTTCAAGAGACAACTTGCCTCCCGAGGAGAACAAGCGTCTAAATTCATCAATTCGCGTCGAGGGAACTCGCAGTTTACTAGTCCACAACCTCATTACTTCGCGCATAAGCGGAAACAATCTATCCCAACCAGATACGTCCCAGCGTATCCATTGCCGGTGCCAACCAAGGTAATTAACCAAGGATGTTGTGCCACCGGCAAAGGGGTTGAAGCCATGATAGCTCCAACGGGTCATTTTCATTTTGGTCGAGACAACTCCAAAATATTCTCTTTGCTTAATCGTTGCTCGTGCAGAGCCAACGGCAAAGCCTCGAATCTTATTCTCACTCACAATTTCGCTCAAAGATTTCCACTCAATTTTGGGCGAGTACTTAAAGATAGGGTATTGATCACATTCAGGGGAATAATACAAATCCCAAAAATAGTCACTATCACAGCATTCACCTTTATTGGACCATTGCAAACACTCAGGGTAACCAGCAACTGCCTTCCGGTTAATTCCATCGAGGACATCATCCATCGACATCATATCGGAAGAAAAAGCTATCTGGTCAAACCACATACAGAATTGAATGGTAAGGTCATACTTTGAAGAATCACGAAAGCTGAAGTTGGGAACAACATCAAGCTTACGCATATTCACTGAAACATTAGAAAGAGTGCCGATAGTACCGGCAAAGACATTACTAAAACCTAATTCTTTCTCAAAACGCGTGACTAAACCAGTAAACTGGTGGTCACGCAATGAATAAACGGGAACAGGTGATTTAGACAATGAGGTTTTCGAGGGAAGAAAACCGAAATTTCTCAAATGAAGAGATAGAGTTCCATCTGGAAATAAGAACGGCCGAGAGGAGCTCAAAAGCTTCGGCGCGTAATCGGCGATAAATAGTCGAGCCATCGTCGGGGCTGGAGCCTCAACATCTATTTTAAATGGGCTGAATCCGTGCCTTGATCTTTGGCACACAACTCAAACCCAACACCTGAAACAGAGTGAGCAACGTTTATTAACTCGCCACCGCTCCCACCGTCAGTGCCAGTATGAACACCGACTAAACGATTAGAGACAACCAAATACCCTCCACAACTAAAATTCTTAGTAGAGGCATTGTGTCGAATAACGTTTTCGTCAGGTTTACACTTAGAGGCAACCAACGTGAAGCTACGCAAGTCTGGACTAAATCCAAAAAACGTGCACTCAGAAGGTAATGTTAAGGTCTTATCAACAGCAGAATACACTGGAATCTTAGACCACAAAGAATTGGTAGTGATATTAACACCAGCCTCGTTTTTCATCAGTTGCCAGAACTTCGAACCGACAGGGATATGGATCAGATCGTCAGCAACGGGATTCTTAGACTTGGAAAGCAATTCAGTGCCTCCCATCTGCGAAACCTGGCCAACAAATGAACCCTCTTTCCCCTGCCAATCAGATAGGCATCTGTTTGGAACATACGAGTCTTTGTGCAAAAGCTTATCACCAACAGTAGTCAATATGTTAAACCGTATACCAACATCACCCTCCTTAGAGTAGATTTGGTCCCATTGGTGTTTAGTAATGAGAAATCCACGATAACGACCGTGGAAACTCACTTTAACACAGGTACCAAAAACACCTCCATCGGGGAGCAACATAACAAGAACTCGATCTGGAACAAGAGTTTCCTTATTAACCGTAGGGGCTTCTCTCTTCTCAACACCTTTACCGAGTTCATTAACGATCGCTTTCGCGTGTTCAACGCCGAGGATTTCATCCTTCGGGAGAACTATTTCGTCAGACTCAAAGTTCAGGCTGTAGTCGTAGAGTGCCTCAAAGTTAGTAGGATCCTCATAAATATCCTTCAATTTAGTCTTGATTTTATTCAGTCCAACAGTAAGATCCTGCATAAATTTATGATGCTTGGCTGGATCACCGTGGGTTTTCAACTCATCAAGTCGCTCATATATATCGTCACGTTCACGGACAAGTCCATCAACACGTTCACGAGCATGATCCTTAAGGGAAATTTCGTGACGGTCAAATGCTCTAGCGATACGTTCAATATTAGCATTTCCACGCCTGTCACCAGACGTCTGATTTTTGCCAGGAGGTTTCTTCTGAGCACGAGATGCAACTGCACGAGAAGAACCAACAGGAGCGCGGGCATGTGGCTCAAATTCTGCCTCTAAGTGTGGATCACTAAGAGCATATCTGAACACCGTTGCCTCACGACCAGGTTTTCCTCGAAAGCGGTTGATTAAATCATGCATGAAGTACTTACTAACAAGAATTCCGACGCCAAAGAAGGCGACAAAAGACAAACACAGAACAGTGATAACAATGAATGGGACGCCAGCGCCCCACGACTTTTTGGCTTCACCAGTGACAGCTTCAGAAATCGCAGTGAGATCATTAGCGTCATCGGCAGCCACCATATAGTCGATAGCATAGTATTCCTTATTCTTAGTGATGTAAAAGTCACCGGGCATGTATTGCTTACAAAAAGCAACAAGAGTATGTCGATCGATCTTTTTACGGATTTGATCGAAGGTCAATAACCGGGAGGCTCGAGCGCCAGGAGCGACGTTAAGTTCCGTTGTACTGGTAGCGAGATCCTCATAGGAAACAATATTGTCCTTATCCACACTCGTCTTTCCAACGAGGTTAAAATTCGACAAATACGTTTCTTTCTCAAGGAACGACAACTTTTCGTAGAGCTGCGACATTAAACGCAAACACATAGGGGAGTAGTGTGGGACTTCGGGAAAGACAGAAGTCACTTCCTCTGGGGTCTCAACTACAACCAAAACGTCAAGTTCAGATTCAAGCTCATAAGGCTTCTTCGGAGGAGATTTACCATCCCATTTTCCAGGTCTCTTTGTGCGCATTCCGAAGTTAGCGAATGTACTAAAGGTACTCATACTACCGGCAGCAGTCTTAACAGACTCTGAACCAGCTAGTTGATATACAGCAGCAATTCCACCAACAACAGCAGCAGCAGCGGTGAGATATTCAAGGAATAAGAGTGGCAAACCCTTCTTAATAGCCTCATGGCGTTTCTTATTCTTAAGACGCCAATAGATGTAAGCGTAAGTGCACAGACCACCAAGTAGTCCAAGCGCAACAGTAAAAGGAACAGCATAGGCCCACGAAATATACGTGGCCTTAGCCTTGAGCCAAAGGAGCTTCAACTTGTTGCCAGTCCATCCAAACGCAACCCCTAGGGCTGCGAAGGAAACGGCAAAACCAAGCTGAATCCAGAACCATGTTCGTTTCCAAACGGCAACTGGATATGGAGCAACGCGACCTCGTA